AGATATTCCCTAACATGAAATAAAGGCATAAAATCGGCTACACTAAATATAGTTTCATTCCCGCCGTTATTACCATTTTCAATATGGCCGTAAATATAACTTTCGCCATCGCCAGCATTACCTCGTGAAAGTATTTGATTAGTTCTATTATAAACATGATCGTATGCTGAAAAGTCTAAATCATCCAATGGGTCTGGATTTCCTGTAATATATTTTTCTCCAATATCTGCAAAGAAAGACGCACCCTCACCTTTTATTGCACATTCATAAGTCTTTAAATTATCCGTATTAATAGTTATCTTAAGTAATTGCAAATCCCCTTCTAAGTTTACAATATCGTCAACGTAATACTTAACCTTAGTTTTCTTATTCTTATTGAATGTATTAGTAACTGCATTAACATCAAATACATTCTCAAATAATATATTTAAAGCATTTGATTCTGGCAAACTAATTGTTTTAGACCATGAGCTTTTAAACTTGTCAGGCTCTCTAACATCCGCAATATTATAATTAATGCTAACTGGTATCTGCTCTGCAAATGGTACGCTTGTATCTGCTATCTCTAATCTCGTTCTAACCATTATATGCCTCTTTGACGTGTTTCTGTATTATCGTAATCCGCAGTTATTAAATAGTTAAACAACTTATCATTAACATGCTTGCTAAATTTGTATGAATTATCAGTTATCGTGATCGGTTTGTATTCGCCTGTTTCAAGTTGCAACCATACCATAGGGCTATCAAACAATTCATTTAATTGAATAGCTTGTTGTTCTGTAATCCAATTAGTATTTAAAGTAATTGACTTTTGGCTAGTAGTTGAAACAACATTCTTTTCTCTTTTATAAGTAGGAGCTGAATAAATGCCACCGCTTAATGTTTTGGTATTCATTCTAACTGTATTAGTTTTTTTAGTCATTGTTTCTTGACTAACTAATTCAAATGTTTTAAATCCTATGCCACCGTTACGTTTGTAATAGTAAACATTGTATTGAACTGACTTTGAACAAACGTCTGTAAATGTAAATGATGTTGACATACCGCCACTATCACCTTCAAAGTTTATTTCTAATGTATCGGTAGGATTAACGGTAACACCTGAGCCGTCCCATAATTTAGCACCCGTATTTATGTAATGAATATAAGCACCCGTTGGAATAGTTTTAGTTAAACTACCTTTTACTGCACCGCTTGCTCTGTATAAAACAAAGTCAATATAAGTAAAATCGTCTTTAAAAAAGTGTAACCAATTATCGGCCTTAATATCAATTTTAGCATTTGGCACTAAGTATTCAGTTGCATTAGGTGAAAGTAATTTAATTTCACCGCCATTAGTTACATAGTCTCTATAATCATAAATGTTAAATGTATTAGAATCTAAACAAGCGTTCCAGGCTACATAGTTATAAGTGTAAGTACTTTGAACCGCAGCAGAATAAAACTCTTTAATGTAAACGGTAACTGCCACCGCAGAATCAGTAGCATAAGTTATTCCTGTAACCGTTGGATTGAATGAATGCTTAATATAATTCTTAACTACTTCAATAGCATCAAATACGCAATAGCCATCAGGACGTTGCAATATCTTTTTAGTGTAAATGATTGAGCCACCAACTTGAAATTGAACTAAGTAATAAAAATCACTAATAGCTATCTGATTAGATAGTGCAACGAATATCTGCTCATTATAAGCGGGTGTATATATTTGAGGTGTTTGACTAACTGTTAATGCCATCGTTTATTTCAATTATTACTTCTGTTTTTAATACTTCACTTATTCTTTTAGTCAACTCATCTAATCGACCGTCGTTTATTGCTTTACTCCAAAAACCTAACTTAGGTGTTTTATATTTTGGATTGTGTCCTTCCTTTTGTATTTTCTTAGCTATTGCAAAAGCAAATTGTTTAACCGCTTTCTCTCGATTAGCATCTTTTGTTTTCTTAGGTGCTTTTCTATTCTTAGCAATTAAAGTATTAGCCTTTGACATTTTAGGAACTAATCCCCTTCTAACAATCCACTTTTCAATACTTTCTATTCCCTCTCTGTTTACATTACCAGCACCTCTACCAGCATCAAGTATGTAACCATAGTTTGGCATAGTAACCTGTAATACAATAGCACCATTAGAGTTAAAAGGCGGGATGTATTTAATATTAGCAGATAATCGTGAAGCGTTACTACCATACGTTAAAACCGCATCTAAGTTAGCTCTTACATCGTCAACCGTTGACTTACCAAAGTCCGATAGTATTTTATCTATTTCATCACCTAATGCCATTCAACGCTATTTCAAATTTCCCTTTATCTTTTAAGTAACTTATTTTGTTCATAAACTCAACTAAGTTCCATTTATATATTGTATCCCAAGTTACCCTTTCATTTAATGCACATTGGTCTATATTGTATTCCCAGCCCCATTGTTCAAGAAATCCTGAAACTCTTTGTCGTTCTGTATCTCGTCCATCGTCTGAGCTAACAATTGTTGATTCTTCTCCAAATATTCCTGTATAAGTTTCTCGCATTGATTGTAAAATCTTAGCGAAAAAAAAACCGCCCCTAAAACGTCGCCTATTCTTTTAGATAACATTTTGTTGGCTACATAGGAATGATTAGACGCGTGGTAAGCTCCGTTAGTCGGACGGTAAATAACCGCCAACAATTCATTAAGTTGTGCTTCATTCTTATAAAGTGAATAGAAGTCAACCATTTGATTAACAGATATATTGGTAAGTTCAACTGAAGGACTGTAATATTTAAACCCTATTCTTAACTTTCGCTTAAAATCTAAGTCAGTAGGTATTTCTTTTAAGAATGCTATTTTGGACATGATGTAATTAACGTCCATTAGTTCAACCTCTTCAAGTGTTTTGCCTGTTACAATAGACATTTCATTAGCTATCTTGTCCAATGGCTCCATGTCCTTAGGTAACTTTGCTAAGCTAATATATTGTTGAACTGTTAAATCTTCAAATCTCATTGTTTTAAAGTATTAAAAATTAATAAAAGGGACTTATAATAAATCAATCTTAGATGACTTATTAATCTTATTTAAAGCGATATATCTAAGTGCGTCAATGCAATTATGCACAAGTATTCCATTAGCGAAATACTCGTGTTCGTCTTCAATCATTAAATCGTAAACTCTTGCTTTATGACTTTCTCCTAAGTCTAAGTGCTTTAGCTTTGCAGTTTTGATGACAATACTTTGAGCCTGTTGCTTTTCGTGTTTGGTATTCTTTTCCGCATAGTTGACAATTAAGCGTTTTATATTCTCGATTAAGCCACGTTTTTTTACCATGTTCCGAATGCCATTCTTTTCCCTCTTCAGATTTATGCCATTCTTTTGCAGACTCAATACCTTTTGAATGAAAGTCTTTAAACCATTCAATATTTTCTTTAACTCTTTTTTTACCCTCAAATCTAAGATGCAAAGATGCTTTAACAAGATTAAGGTTTGTAATATCGTTATTCTCTTTATTTCCGTCAACGTGATGTATATGGTATCCTTTTGGAATAACTCCATTATGAAATTTCCATACTTCTGTATGTAACCTTTTACACCCTCTGCTATAATACCTTTCTCCTGTATACAACTTGTATTCTTTTCCGTTGAATGTTTGTGTTGGTACATCACATCCTTTGCTTTCAATTCCGATATTCTTTTCCATCCGTTTTTAGTTTTAATTTTATGTTCTTTTGTTGAACACAAATATACTAAATTCGTACCGAATTGCATCGAATACTTGTTAACATTCTTTATCCCGTTATCAAAGGTTTTTAATACTTTTTTATAGCCTTTACTTGTTAGAACTAAATCACCTACTTTTACATTTATAATTGGTACTTGACCATTAATTGTTGTTATTAAAGTATCAGCAGTAAAGCAGTGGTTATCTTTGTCAATCGGCGTTCCTAATTGTTTACCCTCTTTGTCAACGGCCCAACGCCACGTTCTAAATTCTTTGATTAAATTAGTACTTGACTTGGTTATATTGATGGTATATTGTTGGAGTGTGTCAATTGAATTACGAATCGAATCCGACCCCTTTGATGCGGGATAAATGTTTTTATACCCACCCCTATAAACGTCTTCAATAGATTTAGGTTCGGCACTATCGGCTATTATATCGGCATATCGATTGATAGCTAATTCATTCATTCTAAGTACTATGTCGCTATTGGTTAAACCTGTTTGATATATTAACTCATTAACGTAAAGTTCGCCATTGTATCGGTAACATTCAATTAAAGTAGTTGGATCGTTTGTAAACCCCCAATCCATACCATACGATATAAATTCGGCATTAGGTGGTATTGCATCAACCTCATTCCAATTCTCAAAGATAACGCCTTGTAAGTTACCAATGTTACCTAATCCGTAAACATTCCAAAGATTAGCCCAATACTTATTCTTTACTTCGCCATTCTCATAATAGCCATTAGTGTAATAGTTTAAAATTTCACTCCTTTCGTTTTCAGATAGTAGCTCGTTGTCCTGGAAAGTAAGTTGTAAGAAGTCGCAGTCGGGACGTCCAACAACATCAGTGTCAATGTAAAATTCGGCATCAGGATTATAATCGGCATAGACTTGGCCAGCACGTGAAGCTACTTGCCTATAACTTTCAAAGTCTATTTTATTAACCTCATTGAAGTAAGCGACATCGGAACGTAAACCCTTACCGACATCGGACTTATCTAATCCAATAAACTTAATGAATGAACCATTAGGAAAACGATATAAAGTACCCGCTAAGAAACGTGAATCGTCATAGATACCTATTAACCTCATTAGCTTAACAAAGTCTTTAATAACCGTTAAACGCATCTTAGTTAACTCAGACGATAGTATCAGTATTTCTTTATCAGGCTTTGATGCTGCGTGATTAATCAATAGTATTAATATTGAAATCGTTTTACCAGCACCTTGCCCACCTCTTATTACTTTAATCCTTTTCTTTAAAGATGCTATCTTAAGTAAGGAGGTTGTCTTTTGAATCATCTAACGGGTCTAAGTTTAAAACACTAATTGAAGTATTAACATTTGAATCAATCTTATCCGACCAACCTAATTTATTCTTAGCATAGAATATTCCTTTACCCTCATTAGCAACTATATCGCCAGCTAAGGACTGAAATAACTCATCTATATTTTTTATAGTGTTACTTTTAAGCTCACAATCGCCTTTACGCCACGCATAATAAGTTTTACGTGCAATTGTATCAAACTTTAATAAAGGTAGCCATACGTTAAGGAAATAGGCTATTGTAGGTATATGCCTTTCTTGTATTTCAACTATCTTTCCTGAACCTGTTGCAACCTCTTTAGTGTGTGCTAAACATTCTCTTATATATTCATTAGCGTAATCTTCTAATGCGTTTATGAAATCTACTGACTTATTGTTTGCCATTACGGTAATTTAAATGATATTATATATTTAGTTTTTTCTTTATAAAGACTTAATTTAAGAAAGTAGACACCGAATAATTTATACCCGTCAATCCATTTCATGAGTTCAAAATTAAAGTATTTATGAATCTTAGCCATTATTCCAAAAATTTATATTTTCGTATTCGTCCTGCATTAATTAATTAAGTTATAAAGTTCCTCGTTTGTATGTGATAATATACACCTGTTCATTTCATCATCGTTTTGGATGTGTTCTGGACGTGGACTGATTAAAGTAGGTGGCTTATGTATTTCATGTAATCCCCAAACTATTTGTTTGTGATTATCTTTAGTGTAAAAAAAACAGATATGTCCCATAGTTGAAAGAATATCAAACTCTTTAACATCTACTAAGGTTTGTGTTTTATGATCATAAACCTGTTTTTTATATCCTAATTCTAATAGGTAATTCTCAAAGCTCATCGTCTACTACTTTTAAAACTCGGTAACCTCTATATTTTTTAACCTCACGTTTCAATTCAGCACAAAGTTGTTTGTATTGATCGCTATCCATTGCAAGTACTTGACGTTTCTTTAAATGATTATCAGGTAGCTTAGCTATGTGATAGTCTAGTAATTCAGTTACTGATACTTCCATTATTTAGATTTTTTAGCTTTAACTTCCCACATTTCGTTATCAACTGCATACTTGTATATTTTATCGAATATACTATTTTCGCCACATGTTAAGCATTTAGTTAAATCGATTGTTTCGCCTGTAAGTTCAGCGTATTCATTAACGATGCCTAACATAATTGAATTGGATGCGTCTGGTTTGTTACCGTATGCAACCACACCTAAGATAAATTCTTTGTTTTCCTTTATCATAACTTTACGTTTGTTTTTATTTGTTTAATTATTCGTGCCTTATTTCTTTTAACTAATCTATAATTTATATCTAACTCCTTTGATATTTCGGTGAGTTTTTTACCAGATACATTTTCAAATAGAATAAATACATCTGACTCTTTAATATTTTTGTTAGTGTTTAAAAAAGTAAATACATTCTCAAAATCTGTGTCAAGTTTATAGTTGTAATTGTTATCAATTTGATTAACATTATCAGTTGACTTGAATGAGTTACACATTTCAAATAATACATTATCTTTGCCGTTAAGACAAAAGGAACGGGATTGACTATTAGCTTTGCCAAACATAACAGAGAATGTAAAAGCCTTTAAATTGTTAATCCTGTTAAACTTTTCGTCTTCAAGTGAATATAAGTATAAGAACGTTTCCTGATATAAGTCTTCCCAAATAAATCGATTATTGCATAGCTTTCGAGCATTAGCTTTAAGACTTGCATCTTTGTATAAATCAGATATTTGTTTTTGCTTAGTCAATTACAATATTATAAATTTATCCATAAATTCACTTTTAGTAACCTGTTTTATTTGAGTAGTTCCTTTGGTAATATCATCAAAGCAAATGGTTATTAAGTCTGAGTTAATATCCCAAGTTGATAAGAATAAATTAGTCTTAACATTACTACTATATTTTAATCCTAAATAAATCATAATACAAATATATAAATTAATTACAATAAATAACAAATTGCCAGCCATTTATATTTACTGCTTGGCAAATAGGCTTAATAAATAGTATTTCAAAGTATTTCATATTAGAATGGATTGTCTATATTGTTATTAATTAAATCAGTTGTTTCATTTAAAAAGTTGGTATTGTCTATTTGTTTTGG